ACAGTTTTTTCTTTTGATGATTTTTGGAACCTTTATGATAAAAAATTAGATACAAAATCATGCTCCGAAAAATATTCAAAGCTAACCGAAATTGACCGGTTAAGAATAAAAGAAACACTTCCATTATATTTAGCAACCATTAAAGATAAGCAATATCAAAAACACCCCAAAACATACTTGAATAATCAATGTTGGAACGATGAAGCGTTTAATAAAAATGAATCAACAACTTTTATTCAGGAATTTGAATTACTCGTAAATAAAAATTTACCCAGGGAACAATTTTTAATCGAAAATAAAGCATTGAGATTAAAATACAATCAGAAATGAACGAACGTCAAATAAGATATACTTTTGAATTAATGAAACAACCTAATGAAGTTGTTGAAGTTCGTATCATTGAAGGAACAGGAAAGATTTATAGTGGTTATTTCAAAGACATCGATGTTTTAGTAAAAGAAGTTTCAAAATATAATAATTACAACATTTACTTTGTCCTAAATAAAATTAACAATGCTTGTTTTTCAAGAGAACAAAGCAATGTAATTATTGATAAGCCCAAAAACACAACTTCAGATAATGACATTGATTTACGTGAATGGTTATTAATTGATATTGATACGAAACGATCAACCGGAGTTTCTGCAACCGATGAAGAAAAACTAAATTCAAAAGAAACAGCTAATAAAGTTTTTGTTTTCCTTCGTGATATTGGTTTTAATGCTCCTATTTGTTGTGATTCTGGAAATGGATATCATTTACTTTACAAAATTAATCTTCCAAACGATAATCAAAGCAAAGAACTACTTCAAAAACTATTACAGGTTCTTGATTTGTATTTTACCAATCCAAAAGCGGAAATAGACAAATCCGTTTTTAATGCTTCACGTATTACCAAACTTTACGGAACATTTGCCAGAAAAGGCAAGAACACTGAAGAAAGGCCACACAGGGAAAGTTTAATTAAAAGCGCACCTGAACAAATAAAAGTAACCCCGGTTGATTTATTAAAACGGGTAGCAGATTTATTACCGGCAAAAGAACAACCTACCTTTTCAAATAATTACGGAAAGCAGGCTTTTAGTTTGGATAAATTTATTTCAGATCATGGAATTTCGGTTAAATCAAAAGATAGTTATGGAGGTGGAGTAAGGTATAATCTTGAATGTTGTCTGTTTGATAGTTCTCATAAAGGTAAAGATGCATGCTTGTTTCAGCTTCCGAATGGTGCAATAGGTTATAAGTGCCTTCATAATAGCTGTTCAAGTTATAAATGGCAGGATGTACGTAGATTATTTGAACCAGGAGCCTATGACCAGAAAACAAACTATAAGCAAAATAGGGTAACTGAAAAGCCAACGGTTCAACCACAAATTAAGACTGAAGATAAAGGAAATAAATTTATCCAATTAAGCGAGGTAAAGAATGTTGACCGAAGCAAAATAGTTTCAATTCCTTCAGGATTGATTGAACTTGATAGAAAAATTATAGGTTTTAATAAAGGTGAAGTTTCTATATGGTCCGGAAAAAACGCAAGCGCAAAGAGTACGATTTTAAATCAAATTTGCCTTAATGCCATAAACCGGAATTATAAGGCGATAGTTTTTAGCGGTGAACTTACACCAATTAGATTAAAGAACTGGACGCATTTACAAGCCGCTGGAAGGCAATACACGAAGCCAACAGAATATGAGAACCTTTATTTTGTTCCGTTCTCAATAGGCGATAAAATAGATAATTGGTTAAACGATAAATATTTTATTTATAACAATAAATATGGAAATGAATACTCACAACTTTTAATTGATATTGAAAGTAAGGTTGTTGAAAATGGTATTGACATTGTTTTGCTTGATAATATCATGGCTTTGGACTTCAGTACAGAATCACACGATAAATATTTATCCCAAACAAAAGCCATAATAAATATTCATAAACTAGCAGAAAAATTAAACATTCATATTCACATCGTTGCACATCCAAGAAAGGCAGTAACATTTTTAAGGAAGGATGATATAAGTGGAACAGCAGACCTTTCAAACATTGTTGATAATGTCTTTATCTGCCACAGGGTGAATAATGATTTTATTAAAAGTGCAGGTGATTTCTTTGATATGAGCATTGTTGCTCAATACTCAGGATATTCAAATGTTATTGAGGTTTGTAAGAATAGGGATTTAGGCGTAATGGATGCAATGTTTGGATTTTATTTTGAAATTGAAAGTAAACGGATCCTTAATTATGAACATGAAAACATAGTTTATGGTTGGCAGGATATTGTTGAAGAAAAAACCATTGATTTTAATGGCTATGCTCCAAACGAAATGAAACCAGATTTAGAATTTTGGGAAGAACCAACAGATACTAATACTCCATTCTGATATGATTTGTGAACATTGTAATATTGAAATGAATAAAAAGAGTTTTGTATCCCAAACAGTACACTACTGCTCAAATTGTCAGGAATACAAAATTACCGAAATTGATTGCGACCATGAATTTCAATTGGTTTTATTATCAATTAAAATATAAAATCATGAAAATTAAAATTAAAAGAGCCACAACAGAAGGGTTAAAAGATGCCGAAGGTGAATTATTTGAAGCAAATGGAATGCAATTTTGCTTAGTAGAAGCCGATGGATTGTTTTTTTCTATTGAACTGTCGACTGGATGCAATGTGAAAAGCTTTGATACAGATGATTATTCAAAATCACAGGCTATAAAACTTTCAAAAGAAGAAATTAACCGTCGAACTAAGTCAGAGTGGGATTATGCCTTAAATAAGGTTTCAGAAGATTACTGCTCAAGATTCAAATTCAGATTACCCGTGAACGAGCCTGTTTTAAATTGGTTATAACGGCTGCAAATAACAGCAGTGGCGTGTAATCGCACTACCTTGTCAAATTTGCACCGATGCAGCCATTGACTGTTATTTGTTGTTAGCAGCAGAATTTTGATCATTGAAATAAATCGTAATTATTTACATGTTCTACAACATAAACACTTGTATATGTCGTAATTATTTACGACCTTTGAAGTGTTGTTAATGTTGACAACACAAAATCTAAACACAATGAGAACTAAAATTTTTGAAAACGCAAAATCAGGATCAACAATTTGGAACATGGATGGAGTTATTTACTTCAAAGAAGCTGGTGCAAAATTGAACGCATTTGATTTAAACAATGAAGCTGATTTCAAAGAATTTATCAGCGACGTTATTATCGGAGGCGGATATACTGAAGGTTTAGTTAAGACTATTCGCGAAGATGGTTTAGGAGGATGTTCTTTTGAAAATGCAGTTAACTTTTTTAACGAAACAATAAAACCAATATTAAACTAACAATATGAAAAAATTTAGCTATGAAGCCATCCGCGTTAATGGCTTCACTTTCAAAGGCGAAATTGAGGCGATCAATAAATATCATGCTTTAGAAATTGTAAAAACCAAATTTGCTGATTTAGATGCAGTAAAAATTGACGGATCATTTGAATACATTGCTGAACATGCAAAACACAAGTATAAAAAACTATGATTGATTCTGAAATTAAAAAGCAGTTCGGTAGCTGGACTGCTTTTTCTGTCAATTTAGGAAAGAATCCTAAGAACTTTAAGCGCACGTTCACCGGATTAATTGTCAAGCTGAACGCCTGGCTTTTGCCTCTCAATCTCGAAATTAAGATAGTGCCGAAAGATGCGCCTTAATTTTGCTGCTAACGTCCGCAGGTATATTTCAGTTGCGGACTACGAGCCGACAACCTATCCACAAGTAGAAACTTAATAAATATACAGTTGAAGGGAACTTTTTAACTTAAAACATTTTGACATGCAAACAATTGAAGAAGCTGCCAAAGACTATGCAAGTAGGCAGTGGGGCGATTACCCATTAAAGGCACAAGAGCGAATAATTACAAAGGAAGATTTTAAGGCAGGTGTTAAATTTGCCGAAACATGGATTCCTGTCGAACAGGAAATGCCGGAAGATAATGAATATTTTATTGAACCAAGAGAGGATGAATTTGAGGCAGAAGAAACAATAAAAGTACTTGTTATGACCGACCAAGGAGATATTACCGATAATAGGCGTATCAAAAAGGCCGTAGGTAAAAAGGAATGGGTCTGGTTCATGGGTTATGATGGCGATGCACAGGTTGTCAAATGGCGCCCATTAAATGTTTTATAACGGTTTGCATAGCATTTGAAGCGGAGCATGAAACACTAATCTGTCAAGCCGCACCGATGCTGAAAAGAGAACTGAACAACGAATACCACGGCAACCGCTTTTGATGCTATGCGGTGTTAACACTTGGTTTTTATTTATTTACAAATTATTTTTACTTTTCTTTTGAAATAGTTTGCAGAATCAAATATAATTTTCAAATCAGAAAAAAACGCAAAGGTTTACGAAGTTAGAAGCGCAAAAAACCAAGGTTGCTATAAAGAAAATGAATTGATAAGAGTTGTAAAAACCGACAAAATAGAAAACTTAATAAACGATGGACAATATCAAGAAATTGCAAGCGAGGTTAAATAAGGTTGAAAAAGAACTTGACACTTGCAGGACTTCGGTTTTGCAAGATGGTTGGCAAACTCAAAGATTTGCAAAGAAAAGCCGCAAATGGGATGTTTTAGCACAAAGAAAAATGCAGCTAATTCAAGCCATTGAAGACATGAAAGAAGTTAGAATTATACCTGACGAATTTGGCGCACTTTAATTATTGAAAAATGAACTATAAAAGATTTTTGTTTGCGGCTTACTTGCAAGGAAAGAGAGATCAAATTTATTGGCCTACAAAATGGGAGGAATTAGAGCCGATTGGAAAATACAGAATTATTAAACAGTTTTTAACTTGGATAAAACAAAATGGAATCGGATAAAAAAGCAAGTCAAATGATAATTGATCTACAAGATAAAAATGCAAAGCTAAGAATGGGACTTGGTAAGCTTTTACAATTGTGTAAAAATACAGACATGCAAAAAGAAAGTTCTACTTGGTATCATTTTATTGGACTAGCTCAACAAATGATGGACGAAACAGACCCAACCGGAAAATGGCAAGGAATAAGGCTATAAAAGAAACAAGAGGAGGCACTCGGCAAGGTTCTAGCGCAAAGCCTAAATTTAATGAACCTACTAAAACGATTGCATTTTGTTGTCCGGAATCTAAAGTCGAAGAACTAAAAACACTTATCCGCTCCAAATTATCTGAGTGGCGTTTAAACTAAGTGTTAACGGTCGAAGCTATATGCAGGCCGGGAGAAACGAACTAAATTTAATACGATGAACGAAACAACGAAAAACACAAATCTATCGAACGAGCCACTTAAACCCGGCTTGACATATAGTTTTTGTTATGCGGGGTCGGCTTTTTACACGAATAACCTTTAAATTAATAAATTATGAAAATTAAGGTTTTTGATACAAAATCAAAATGTTTTGTAGACATATCAGGCTACAAAAGAGCTGTTTTGTTGACTTCTGATGGATACGAAATGTCAACGGGATATGATGGGTTTGATAATCCTACATTTGGAACTAATGATAGTGAAGGCTATCAAAAAATGACTGAAAAAGAATTTTCTGATTACCAGAATCGTTTTAAATACCTTCAATGCGTTGGAAAAAAAGATAAAAACGGAAATGATGTTTTTAATGGTGATTTTGATGCTGAGGGAAACGTTGTTGTATGGTGCGAAAACTGTAATGGGTGGGAATTCGGGGCATTGGATATTCCGACAAACGAAATCTGCATTCCTTGCCATAGATGTGACGGCAACTTTTTCTTTGAGGATCAGATAGGAGACTTTGAAGTTATTGGCAATACCTGTCAAAATGCACAAACTAACGAAGCGGCGAATTAAGCTGCCGCATAACGGCAAATTGTAAGTGTAGTTGGGGATTAAATACCACTACACTACCAAAATAGTAAAAACTAAATAAATACATACACAGATGAATACACCACTTAAACCCCAATTGCATAAACATAGTGTTATACAACGTTTTATTTGTTTTTTCATTGGACATAAAAAAGTAGTTCCAATGTTGAATGAGGATTTTCATTGTATATACACAAGAGGTTGTCCAAGATGCGGAATGCCTACTTTTGGCGGAATAACATGGAAGCATTGTCCACCTCCCCCAAATTCGACACCCGAACAAATTGAAGAATTTAATAGATGGAAAGAAAATCATTACAATGAAATTCGCTCGTCTTTAAATGTTGTATAACGTTGATAATATGAAATCGGTGGGGATTTGAAACACCTACCAACCAAATAAAAATTGAAGTTTAACCGAAGCAGATGGGCTAATAATAGCACTGCAACCCCACTGTTTTATATTTATTGTTGTAGTGCGTTTTTATTATGAAAAAGTTTAAAGAACGATTGACAGTATTATTAATTGCAATAGGTATTTGTGGCACAATTTACGGAATTGGCTATGTAAAATATAAGTTTTGGAGAGCAGAACACCCACAAGCAAAGACTTGGACTTTCTTTGTGCCACGTGGTAAGTAAATGCACTACAACTTGTAAATATAT